CAAAAAAATAGTAAAAAACAACGACATCTATAATAGATGTATAGATAACAATAGATTGGAGTACAATCATGGATGAAAAGAAGATAAAAGATATTTCTCAACTCCTTCCTGAAGGTGTCAGCGACCAGACCATCATCGAAATTGCTGAGATCATGAGTGAGCAGATTGAGCAAAGAGTACAAGAGGAGGTTGGTGAACTAACTGATAAGGTTTTCGCTTACCTATCCATGAAGCGTCAACAGATTCAGGAAGCAGCCCTTGAGGAGCTTCATGAGTCCAATGATGTTTACCGTGATGCCGCTAAGTTCCGTGAGCTTATGGGTTACATGGCAATCCAACATCGTCCTGAGTACATTGATGCTGAGAGCGAGCGTAGATTGTCCGAAGCCAGTGAGCTAATTGAGGATAACGAAGTCCTCGCCCGTGAGCTTTCCGAGTCACTAAGAGAGCAAGAGCGTCTTGCTAAAACAATTCAACTGCTAGAGTCCAAGGTCTCAAAGCGTGAGAGAGAAATCGAATCACTTAATGAGAGCGTTCAAAATCTAGCGGAAGAAAAGGAGACTATGCTGTTTGAGTCTACAGAGCAAGCCGTAGTCCTTACTGAAAATGTAGACGAAGAGGTTGAGGATGAACAACTGGAAAGCATTGGAAATCAGTTCTTAACCGAAGAAATGCTCAAATTAATGAAATGAGCATAAACTTTAAGGAGTTGTAAACATGGATATTATGGAAATGGGTGCATCTGACGAGCTAGTCTCCAAGTGGGGTCCAGCAGTTAATGACATCGAAAACGATTATACCAAGAGAGTAACCGCACAGCTTCTGGAGAACCAGCTAAAGTCTAGTCAGCAAGAGCGCATCGATGAGGATGGCGTTGGCGCAGGTACGACTACCGTTGGTAGCCTCGGCACTTTCCAGAAGTTCGCCTTCCCTCTCGTTCGTCGGGTATTCCCCGAACTAATCGCTAACAGCCTTGTTAGCGTTCAGCCTATGAGCGGTCCCGTCTCACAGGTCTTCTACCTTGGTGCAGCTAGAGTCTACGGTGCTACCCGTGAGAACCTCTACAGCAAGTACCAGCTTACCTACCGCGGTCTTACCACTGGTTCTCCTGTTCTCAGTGGTGATGCTGCTATTGATCTTAATGCTGGTACTTGGCCTGAGGCAAGCGCACAGGGTGCTTCTGCACTTACCGAGCCCTTTACAGGTGGTAGCAACATGGCCTCTGCTATTTCTGTCTGGCCCGACGCTGACTACGCTCAGGGTTGGTCAGTTTCTGCTGGCGAGAACCTTGCAGGCACTGGTATCCCTGAGGTTACCATGTCTATCGAGCAGCAGCCTGTTATTGCACGCACCAAGAAGATGCGTTCTCTCTGGACCCTTGAGGCTTCACAAGACCTTAAGGCTTACCACAACCTAGATCTTGAGCGTGAGCTTACTGATCTTCTTGGTAAGGAAATTCGTCTAGAGGTTGATCGTGAGCTTATCGAGAACCTTCGTGGTCTTGCTTACGATCTTCAAGGTAGTGCAGGCGCTCTTTTCCAAAAGGGTATGCTTGATCAAGCCAGCAACCAAGCTGAGATGGGTAACTTTGATGGTCCTAACGGGGATTCCACCTTTGGGGATTTCCTCTTTGATTACCAAGGAAACGCTCTCAACGGTATTCCTGGGACATACATTCCTCAACCCAATGTCTTCCTAATCGACTTCGAGTCAAGTGCTCTTAACTTCGCTCCTCGTCATGTTGGCGATGTCTACAGCAACCTTCTTGCTATAATCAACTTCGCCTCACAGGACATTTACAAGACCACTCAGCGCGGCGCTGGTAACTGGATGCTTTGCTCACCAATCGTAGCAACCATCCTTGAGACTGCCGCTCGTCTCTCTGGTGGTATTGATCGTGCAGACGCTCCTACTAACTTCTCCCCAGGTTCTATTCAGTACCGTGGTAAGTTCATGGGTCGTTACGATCTCTATGTTGATCCTCTCTACCCAGAGGGTGAAATTCTTATGGGTTACAAGGGTGCTGGTCCTATGGATGGCGGTTTCGTTTACTGCCCTTACATTCCATTCCAGGCTCTACCCACCATCACTGATCCTGACACCTTCCAGCCCAGGAAGGGTATCCTTACCCGTTACGGTAAGGTCGCTATCAACCCTGCATCTCGCTTCTACCGCGTGATCCGCATCGTTGGTGACGCAGGACTCTTCAACCCCTTCATCAAGCCTAGCTACGCTACGGCTAACACAAAAGCCTGATAATTGAAGGATAGTTGAAACCACCCACTCCTTTAATTTTGGGGAGTGGGTGGTTTTTTTTATTGATAGACTATATATAAGTATGAAGTACGAGTATAGAAGCACTTGTAGGTTTCCTATACTTCTAGTGATTGATAATGAAATCAAAGAAGTTAGACCCAATCAAGTAATACACACTTCTAGCGTGATTGATCATAAATATTTAAAGGAAGTGGTCAAGCCTGCAAAGAAACCTGAGAGAGGGAGGAGAAAGAAGATAGATGGCAAAGATAGTTCAACCTCTAGTAACATCCTACGGTAATAGTTTCACTTCGGTAGCAAGCACCAAGTTAAATGACCATACTCCTCCTTTTGAGGAGGATATTGATCTAGAAAACTTAAATAGGAATTTACACTCTAAGGCAGTTGAGTTCTCTGATTTTGAGAATGTACTAAAAGATTATGCTTTAGGTGCTTTAGGTCATCCCGTGGTTCGTGTGGAGCTTACGGATCATCAAATAAAAAACTGTATTGATGAAGCTGTTACTGAGCTTGATTATTACGCTCCTCAGAACACTAAACAAATGGCTGCTTTCAGTACATCCGCAGGCTGTAACTTATATCAAATTCCTCCTTACATTCTAAGGAACTTAACTTATGTCACCTTCAAGAAAACACTACTGAGCATCCAATCTCAGTCAGGAACCTTGGAGTTCGATTTCTTTATTAAATATTTTCAGGACAACTTCCTTTTTGATAACTTTACCATAGGAGATTACTACCTCTTGCAATCAACTTTGGAGACAACTCGCAGAATCCTTAGCCAAGATGGTGGATGGGATGTTCTAGACGGGCAGTTCTTACAGTTGTACCCTACTCCAGCGGTAGGTGATGTAGCTATCCTAGAATTCAGAGGTCTTAACCCTAAGACTATGACACCTAAGATGATCAATTGGGTTCAGAAGTATACTACAGCCTGTGCCAAAGAGTTACTAGGTCAGGTTAGAGGTAAGTTCACTGTTGTTCCTGGTCCAGGAGGAGGAACCCAATTAAACGGTCCTGCATTACAACAACAAGCTATGCAGGAGAAGCAAGCTCTAAAGCAAGAGCTAATGAATGAGGTTAGCGAACCTCCAATGTTTACTACAGGCTGATGGCAAAGAGATTTAAAGTAAAGAGACAGATGGATAGCCTTCCTAAACTAGAGGGAGGCACTCCTTTATCGTTCTATGATCCTAACAATCCTGATGTAAATCTTTTCAATCTTATAGATGACGAGCTTATCAGGATATCAGGATCCCCTATGCATTACTTTAAGTCTTATTCAAACACAGAGTACGACGAGGTTTATCTTGAGGCTGCTAACAAGACAGTTGCCTCCGAACCTATAAGAGTTTACGGACACTATGAACCTAGCGTTGTGCAGGAAGTGCTCAGTAACTTCGGTATTGAGCTTACCAATGACCAGATGTTTGTGTTCAACAAGTCCTACATTGAATCTTCTCTACATAGAACACCACAGATAGGAGATCATATCAAGCCAGAATTCCAAAACCAGAAGTACGAGATTACTGAGGTGCAGGAAGACAGCTTTGAGATGTATGGCATTTACCACATAATATGCACGGCCAAACTTCTCCGCGAGGATGAGGATACTATGAATCAGGAAATAACTGATGTGGTCGATGATGTAGGAGGTTATATAGATCTTGAGTGAAACAACTTACAACGGAAGTATTGAGGCTTATCTAAATGAAAGACAAGGTAATTTCTCTGATAATCCTAAAGGCAGGACTTCTAGAGAGCTATACCACATGCTCATAGATAAGATAGAGGAGACTTCTCATATTAGAAATGATGCCTACAAGGAAGTTCTCAGAGGACTTCTCTCCAATATAAAACTTTACTATGTGGACTCTCAATCTAAGGCCATTGATGTAAAGTTACACCACGGTAGGCAAGAGAGAACTGTAGCTAAGATGTTTCAGGAGAACAACCTCGTTCTACCATACGCATCAATATACCAATTCAGTGTTGACAATGATGATTCCAAGCGTCGATACGACTCAATGATTATGTCCAAGTCCTACTGGGACGATAGCAAGCAGAGAGCTATTCGAGTCATATCCTTAGCGGATGTCCCTGTCAAGGCAACATATGCTCTAAATGTATGGACCAAGTATATCTCAGACATGGATCAGATCGCTAGTCTGATTCGTTCCAAATTCAATCCAGAGGTTAGAATCAAGACACCTTTCTCTGATTCAATCAAGTCATATTTATCCCAGGAAACTGACAACTCAGTCGTGGAGGTCGGTGATAGGGAGGATAGAATTATCAGGAAAACTTTCCTCATATCTACTGAATTTTATATCCCTAGCCCCAATTTCCAGGTGACCAGCACAGGTAAGATAGAGGAGATCAACCTGGAAGCCTTCTTTAGCTGATAATTTTATCCAAAAATAGGTTTACAATCCCTATCTATATTAGAGGATCAAGCATGAAAGTGATCAAAAATCAAAGTCTACAAAGCTTCCAGGTGTTCTTTACCACTCCTAAAGGTACGGAGTCTTTTAGAATGCTTCCTAAGAAAAGCATTGTAGTCCCAGAATCCTACATCACAGAACAAGTATTAACAATGGCTAAAAGAAAGCTATTGAAAATTACTAACGCCTGAGGTATAAGCCATGACTAATTTTGTAAGCCCCGGAGTTTATGTCATTGAGAAAGACCTTTCTCAATACCCCACTAGTATTAACCCTTCAGTTGTCGGTATCGTTGGATTTGCCAACAAAGGTCCCGAAAACAAAGCAACTCTAATCACAAGCCAAGAGCAACTTATTAAGACTTTCGGTAAGCCTTCAGAAAGCATCGAAGGTCAAGGTCTTGAAGGAGCTTTAGAGATTCTTGAAGCAACCAACCAAGTTTACTTTGTACGAAGCACCGTTGACAGTGGCACCGTAGATGCTAGTGCTAAGATTCCTATTGGTTCTTGCCCTGCCATATGTATAAACCCATCAGGAGCAGATTGGGGAGTTACCAGCGGTATTAAACTAGTTGTACATGTAAGTTCTAACGCAGGAGTTGAGCAGTTTACAACTCCAAAAGAATTTACCATCCCCTCTGGGACTGCTACCACTTCTAGCGTGGCTTTAGTTAGCAAAGTAGGCGGCGGTGCTCAAACTAGTAAAGTTAGTATTCAAAACATAGAAGGCTCCTCCTTCCTTGTTGGTGCTTTCGCTGGTGCAGGTGCTGCTCTTTCAGCAGCAGCATTCTCTGGAACAGATTTAGATCAACCTGCTGAATGTTTACAAGCCCTAGACGATGATGGAACAATACTTGGAGGCAAGGGAGCCTCAACCAGCTTGAAAGTTATAGGAACCACTGTTAATACTAGTAAGGTTAGTTACCTAGTTCAGTCGTTACACTCAGGTAGTGAGTATAACTACGCCTTGAATGATAAAGGTGATGTTATAGGAAACACTATCGAAATTCAAAGTCTTGGTGGTAAGGATAATATCCTCCAAGTTAACAGCGACGGTGCTGCGGCAGAGAGCTACTCCGTATCTCTTGAAGGTTCTGGAAACTTCATTGAGAAGGTAATTAATACTGGAGAGGTTGACAATGTGGTTTCTGAGTACATCAAAGCAAACATTGTTTCTGGAGTAAGCGATGTTGATGTTGATGGACTTACTGATTTTGGAAATAAGCTTAAGGACCTAGGGCTTGTCGGTGAGATTAACGACTCTACCTATAACCCAAGATTCGTCAAGTTTGTTGAAGGAACCTACAACATGGCAGGTGGAGAATCTGGTGCATCAGGAACTTCTTCTCAGATCAAAGCTGCTGCTAAGGGAGACCCTGCTGAAAAAACTGGTGTGTACGCTCTAGATTACGACATTCTTAACATTGGCCTAGCCTGTGTTCCTGATATTAACGATCAGGATGTTCAGAACGCTCTAATCAGCTTGGCCGAAAGTTCTCAGAACTTCCTTGCAGTTGTTGCACCTCCTTATGGTCTAGCAAGTGTTCAAGATGCAATCGATTGGAGTAACGGTCAATCGGTTTCTAGAACTTCTGCTATCAACAATAGCTACGCAGCGATCTACTGGCCTTGGGTCAAGACCTTTGACCAGTTCGATCAGAAGGATAAGTGGTTTGATCCTGCCATCTTCGGCATTCGCCAAATGTGCTTCACAGATTCTACTTCTGAGTCTTGGTTCGCTCCTGCTGGCTTTGTAAGAGGTAGACTCACCAAGCCAGTCGATGTTGAAATCAATGTCGGACAAGGCGATAGAGATGCCATGTACTCAGGAGGCAATGTGATCAACCCAATTGTTAACTTTGTCCAACAAGGTATCACAATCTTCGGCCAGAGAACTGCTCA